AGGCTCACGTTACCCACAAGGCCGTCTAGGTCAGCAGTCAGGTTCTATCGTAACTGGCCGTGGTGTAGAAGCACTCATGGGTGGGTTTGATACACAGGTTAAGACAGCACAGGCAGTCTTTGCTGAAGCATTCCGCCACGTTATGCGCATCTGTTTCACAATGGATGAGAAGATGTTTGGCGATGTTGAGAAGGAAGTACGCGGTGTTAACGCTGGTGCTCCTTACGAATTAAATTACATTCCTAGAAAAGATATTGCTGGCGATTACTGGTGCGATGTCACCTATGGCATGATGGCAGGACTTGACCCAAACCGTGCACTTGTCTTTGGACTTCAAGCACGTGGCGATTCACTAATTTCACGCGACTTCCTACGTCGTCAGATGCCATGGGAAATGAACGTAACGCAAGAAGAAGAACGTATTGAAGTTGAAAAGATGCGTGATGCCCTTCTTGCTGCAGTTGGTGCATATGCAAATGCAATCCCAGCCCTTGCTTCACAAGGCCAGGACCCATCTAAGATTATTAACTCAATTGCTATAGCAATCAAAGGACGCATGGATGGTCAACCCATCGAAGACGTTATTGCTCAAGCATTCACACCTGAAGTTTCCCCAGAAGTTGCAGCCGCTGGTGAGGCACAAGGTGCCCCAGGTCAGGTTCCTTCTGGGGAGCCTACTGGCGCACCGCAAGGTGGCGCACCACAGCCTGCGCAAGGTGGAGGTTCTGCATTACAGAATCTACTTGCAGGCTTATCATCTTCTGGACGGCCAGCATTATCTGCTTCGGTTTCCAGACGCTCACCAGCCTAACGTTATTGGTGAGAAACTAAACCCCTATAGGAGAAAACACATGGCAAAAGTAGCCCCAATGACGAAGGCAAGCCTTACAACTAAGGTACCTTCACCAGCAAACCAAGGTGGACACGGTTCATCTGATGCAGTAACACAAAATACAAAGATTCAACCAAAGCGTGGCCCAGAGGCTACAGGCGATTCAACAATTCTTTACACAACACAGCCAGCAGGCACAAAGGGTACTAACCCAGGCGCTAAGTAACAAATGGAATTTGACGACGAGGGCAAGGCACCAACGCGGGTAACTAAGTTTGATGTTTTTGCTCTCGTTGTTGAATCAGTTGGTGACATTCTTGTGAGTGTTGCTAACTCGCTTAACGTAGCAAGTCAAATGCTACAGACACAAGCAAATTTCGTGGAAGAAAAAGAAACCTTTCACGAGTACGCCGCTAGGACCATTGAGACATTACAAGAGGGAGAATAATCGTGCCACAGGCAGATAAGCCATCAGCGACACCATCACTCCCAGGTGCTTTAAGCACACGAACCGATGGTGGACCAGCAGCAAAACAAGCAATCCGTTATGCAGCAGGGGAACCTGGGGCAGAGGATTTCTACAATACGCAAGCACAGGCACCATTGTCCGCAAGCGGACAGATGCCACAACCTTCAGCAGCAGGAGTTAGAAATGCTGCAATGGGTGGAGCAACTCAACCTGCACAGCAGGGAATGACTGCTACACCGCTTCTTGCACCAAACATGAACAGCACTATGCCGTTCACCAGTGGCAATCCGCTTGGCGCTGGGCCTGGACCTGAATCACTTGGACTTATGCCTAATGCACAGATGGGTGGCGTGTCAGCACGCAACACCGTTCAGGCTGCAGCATCACGTCCTGATGCATCTCCAGAACTACAACATTTAGCGGCACAATTAGGACAATAAAAATATGTCAATGACAACACCTGGGCCACAAATTCCTGGTGTTGATGCAAACAGTTACGTTAAACAGAACGCTCTGTTTGTTCAACACAATAAACAAATTGCGGCTGACGCTATTACATCTGGTAATCCAGATACAGCAAACTCACTCGCTGCTGCAGGCACACTTGTGCCTACTGCTCAGGCTGTCGTTAATCACGTACAACAATACAATGGCCAATCATGGTGGTCAAATGCACTCAAGGGTGCAGAAGATGTATTCTCACATATTATAAATGCCACAAAGGCTGCGCCTATTATTGGCAAGCCTATTGGTGTAGCACTTGACTGGTCTGCAAAAGGACTTCAAGAAGTTCAGAAAGACTACAAGTTTGTTAGTAGCCTTTACGATAAGCATGGTCCAGCAGCAGGTTTGCTTGGAACGCTTGGCGTAGTAGCAGGCGGAGTACTTGGTTCAGCATTTGGACCCGAAGGAACAGTCTTTGGTGCAGACCTAGCAGGTGCAGCAGAGCGCAACATTCTTGGACGTGTTATTCCAAACTGGAATGATTCGCTCAAAGATTCTGATAACCCAAATTATCATTCAGATTTAGGACGACAAGTAGCACATGGCCTAGCAAACATACCTGGCTTTGGTGCACTTAAGAATACAGATACTGGTGTTGGCCAGTTTGTATCTGGTGTCCTTGACATAGCATTTGATTTTAAGACAGACCCACTAGCACTTGTTGGTAAGTTTAGTGCTGGCCTTAAGTCTGGCAAGTATATGGTTGAGGCTAAGAACCCAGATGGCACAGCAATGATTGCCGATGGTAAGCCTATCTACAAGCCATCAATGCGTATTGCCGCACAGTCAGACTCAGTTAATAATTTTATTATATCTCGTACAGGCGTAGCAACAAGTGCTGACCAACTTGATAAAGCATATGCAGGTAGTGCACGTTTTAAGGCTGCAGTTGATGATATTGCCAAGCGTACAAACCCTATTGAAATCCAGAAGTTGTATCCTGAAAGCAGGTTTACAACTCAGGCAGCGCAGGCTTTGGCTAAAGCAAAAGATGAAGGTGAAGTACTTTCAGTACTAGGCAAGACACTTTACTCTGATGAACTTGCCGCAAAGGGTATGCCAACTGCAGCACTTACACTTCCAGTCCGTGGTTGGGCTAAGAATCTTTCTGGTAATTTGCTTGAAAACATTCGTAAGAATTCACAGGCAACCACCATTGAAGATACAGCAAACTTCCTTATTCCTAAGAAAAAAGTTGTTGTTGATTCTCAGGGAAACCAGATGAAAGATGCAAGCGGCAATGTAGTATTTGAAACCGTTAAGCCAGCAATTATTAGTGGCGAGTTTATGAATGCTCTCGCTGGCAAGGCACGTACATTTACGGGCATGAAAGCAGTTGCATTCAACCCAGACTTGCTTAAGCAGTCAGGTAAAGAAATTACTTGGGATGACCCACAGGCAGGACAAACAGTATTTAACGTACTTTACACTTCTATGCCATACGACATGGCTATGGAACATACTGCAAACATCATGCTTGAGGATGACCCAGCAGTGCGCAGTTTTAAGTTCCATGAAGCACAGAAGGAAACACTGAAGGCTGCTGGCCTTCCTGCAAGCACAAAGATGCTTGACAAGATTCTTGCCCAAGGCCGCCGTGCAACATTTGGCGATGAAATGCAGAATGGTATTTACTCATATACCCATGATGCTAAGGCACTTGGTCAGATGGAGATGAAAGATGGTTCTGTTAGAACCACTGGTATCTATGGCTGGCAGCGTGCTGGAGATGCAATGCTTGACTACAAGCAGATGCGTATGGCTATGCGTTCAACCAAGGCATATGGTGCACTCTACAACCACGTAGATGACTTCTATACCAAGTATACCAACGTAATCTTTGCACCTCTCACCCTTTTATCTGCAGCATTTGGTCTTCGTGTGGCAGCATCTGAAGCACTTCACCAAGTAATCCGCAAGGGTTTTGGCGAATACCTTAACAATATCGTGGTAGATGCAGCAGCATCCCGTGCATATAAGTTAAAGTCAGCAGAAGCCACAGCACTTAAAGATGCTGTTGCTCAGGGCCTTACACCAGAAGAACACGATGCCCTTGTTGCTTCAGCACGTGTAGTTACATCTCCAGAAGATGTAATAAATACAATGAACTTCCAAAGGGAGTTAGGTTTTACTGCAGAAAACAACCCAGATTTAGTTGACTCGCTTGTAAATTATACAAATGGTTCTGGTGATTATAGCCTAGTCAATTCTGTTCTTCGTGAAGGATACACTGCTACACCAAAAGAAGCAGAAAGAGCAAGTAAAATAACCAAGGATTTAGATTCCTTGATTTCTAAAGCACCTGCTCTTAACAAGCCTATTATTACATTCCGCGGTTTATCATCTGATAGATTTAGTCAAGAGTACATTGATAAACTTCTTAGCCTTAAACCTGGAGATACTTTTGTTGAAAAGAGTTTTTCTTCAACAGACTTAAAGCCAAGTATTGCTGATAGATTTGCACGTGGTAAAGGTACTGTAATTGAAATTACAAACCCTGCTGGAACTAAAGGAATTTTCCCACTTGGCTTTAGAACCAATGTAGATGAAAAGTTTGCAAAAGGTGAAAGCGAATTTTTGTTACCTCGTAATACAAAGTTTACAG